AATGTGGCAGGTGTCCCCGTTGGGGAGCTGTGCTGGTCCTCACTTGGCGTCCCGCTGCCCGGAACGGTCCCGGCCAACGTCAAACAGAAGTTCCAGCGCGGCCTGTATCCGCAGCTGGACGAGGCCGTCCTTGCCGCTGGGAACTACCTGACCGACGAGGCCTCATGGGACGCGGAAGCGGCTGCACAGGATGGGAGTTGTGGGCGGTATTGTGTGACGGACACGCACATTATCTTGCCGTGCGAGCTGGCCTACGTTGCTCCGGCGAGGCCGGGTGAAGTTGGAAAAGAAGTTGGCGATTGGGCTGGTGATGCAGCTAGGCGAGTGACAGGCAAAATTGGTGGGATTGATTCAGCCATAGGATACCTCGCCACTGGATGTTTCATGGAAGAGTATCCTATCAAAGGTCCAGAAAGTAGTGTTTCCAATTCGGGGTTTGTTGCAAGCTTTGATTCTTCTCGCGTCGTCCCCACAGCCGACGAAAACCGCCCCAAAACCTTATACCACCTGCCCTGCATCAAGGTCGCCGACGCGGCCGTGAACGCCGCGCAGGTGGACATGATGGCGCTGGCTGACCAAGTGGCGGAGATTAATGGCTCTAAAGCAGACCGTACCGAACTGGCGCAACTCGGCGTAGGTCAGACGTGGCAGGATGTTACGGCGGAGAGGAGTTTCGAAGTAACTTACACCAACACCATCGGCAAGCCAATAATGGTCAGTGTCTACCTTGCAGGAGACGCTGAACAGAAGTTGCTTGTTGATGGTGTTGTTGTAGCGGGAGTGGGTATTGGTACAAACTCAGACCCAACATTAACAGCGATAGTACCGTCCTCTTCCACCTATGTAGTGAGTCTGAGCAATGGTTCACTACTCCGAAACTGGTCCGAACTACGGTAGCGGGGAAGACATGAAGTATTATAAGGACCTAAATAACAAGGTCTACGCCTTCTCTTCAGATGAAGAGATGCATCAGGTTTGCTCACGTAAAGGTTGGCAAGACCTTGTGCCCATTACCGAGGCCGAAAAAAACAACCTGACGAAGCCGCCAGAACCCACGCAAGACGAACTCGCGGAGCGCGCCCGCGCCGAGCGGGACCGCCTTATGCGCGAGGAGTACGACCCCGCCGTGATGCAGCTCCTGCGCAAGCGGCGCGTTGTCGTGGCCGCCTCGGGCGACACGGCGGGCATCGATGCGCAGCTTGCGGAGTGGGATGCGTACGCCAATGCGCTGGAAGCTGTGCCCGAACAAGTAGGTTTTCCCTGTGACATCATTTGGCCGCAAGCGCCCGCCGAGCCGTCTTTAGCTGGGGGCGCAGGCGCCTCTGGTGCGTCCGCCTCTGAACCTGCAACCAGTGAGGTCTAAGTAATGCCTGAACAGTTTCTGCATGGCGTGGAAGTCGTCGAGATTGACGGTGGTCCGCGCCCCATTCGTACCGTGAAAAGCTCCGTCATCGGCATTGTGGGCACGGCTCCGGACGCCGACGCCAGCGCCTTTCCTCTGAACACTCCGGTCCTTGTTGCGGGCAATCGCCGCGAGGCCGCCAAGCTGGATACCGTGGGCGATGGCGCGGGCACGCTGCCTGCCGCGCTGGACGGCATTCTGGATCAGTCCGGGGCCATGGTTGTCGTGGTGCGTGTGGATGAGGGCGCGGATGATGCAGCGACCATGACCAACATGGTCGGCGGCGTGGATGAAGCCACCGGGCAGTACATGGGCGTGCAGGCCCTGCGCGCCAGCGCGTCTGTCCTTGGCTTTACCCCGCGCGTTCTGCTCGCTCCCGGCTTTACGCATCCGCGCGCCGAGGATGCGGACAATCCCGGCACCTTCTTCAAGAATCCCGTCGCCGCCGAACTGGAAGGCATTGCCGAGGGTTTGCGCGCCGTAATCATCGTGGACGGCCCGAACACCAATGACACCGACGCTATCGCTGCCATGGGCGACTTCGGCACCGCCCGCGTGTTCATGGTGGACCCGTGGGTGAAGGTCTACCGCGATGGCGCATATGTCGCGGAACCAGCGTCTGCCCGTGTAGCGGGCATGATTGCACGTTCCGATAACGACCGGGGCTTCTGGTGGTCGCCGTCCAATCGGCAGATCTTTGGCATCTCCGGCACCGCGCGGCCTGTGGACTTCACCCTCGGTGACGTCAACTGCCGCGCCAACATGCTGAATGAGAAGAACGTCGCCACCATCATCAACGAAGGCGGCTACCGCCTGTGGGGCAACCGCACTGGATGCACCGATCCGAAGTGGTCCTTCCTGTCCGTGCGCCGCACGGCGGACATGATCAACGAGTCCATCCTTGCCGCGCACCTGTGGGCCGTGGACCGGAACATCACCAAAACTTACGTGGACGACGTGGTGGAAGGCGTGAACGCCTACCTGCGTCACCTCGAAGCCGTGGGCGCGATCCTTGGCGGCGAGTGCTGGGCGGACCCGGAACTGAATACGCCCGACCAAGTCCAGCAGGGCAAGGTCTATTTCGACTTTGACTTCACGCCCCCGTACCCGGCGGAGCACGTCACGTTCCGCAGCCACTTGGTCAATGACTACATCGAGGAGGTCTTCAAGTAATGCCCGCAGAGAACATCCTGAAAAACTTTGCCCTGTTCGTGGACGGACGCGGCTACGTTGGCGAATGCAAGGAACTCCAGCTCCCGGCGCTGAGTCTCGTGACCGAGGACTTCCGCGCGGGCGGTATGGATACGTCCATCGCCATTGATATGGGCATGGAGAAAATGGAGGCCACGTTCACGCTGTCCAAGCAGTGCGAGCATATCCTCGGCAGCTTTGGCGTCATTCAGAACAACGGCATTCAGCTTACGGCGCGCGGCGGTCTGCAAAGCCTCGACGGGGTGGTGACGCCCGTGGTGGTGAAGATGCGCGGCACCGTGACCAAGATCGAGGACGGCGCGTGGAAACCTGGCGAAGCGGCCTCGCTGTCCGTGACTGTGGCGCTGACCTATTTCAAACGCGAACAGGACGGCAAAACGCTGCACGAAATCGACGCCCTGAACATGAAGCGCGTCATCGGCGGTACCGATCAACTCAAAGAACTGCGCGACGCCTGCGGCATCTAAAGGAGGACACAGTGGAACGGATTACGCTTGAGTACCCGGTTCAATACAAGGGCCAGAAGCTGGAGACGTTGAACATGCGTCGCCCCAAGGTGCGCGACCAGATCGCCGTCCAGAGCGCCGGGACCGACGTGGAGCAGGAGCTTCGTCTGTTCGCCAACCTGTGCGAGGTGTCGCCCGAGGTGCTCGAAGGGATGGACCTCAAGGACTACACCAAGCTTCAGGAGGTGTACCGTGATTTTTTGTCTTAACGCCGCGAGAGGCGCGGCGGTGCGTGCTGCTTCTTGCGCGCTACACGGGGTGGTCGTGCGCGGAGCTGACGGGCATGGCCGTGGAGGACATGCTTGATTGGATAGCTGAACTACCGCAGGAGAACGCGAGCTGATGCGCAAGAAAATGTCCGCCGTGGTCGAGATTGGCGCGGCGGTATCCGATTCCTTCCGCACGACGACCAAGGCCGTGAAGGGCGACTTCTCCGGCATTGGGGAGTCCATTCGTAGCGTGAAGGAGCAGCAGGACAAGCTGCAAAAGTTTAACCCGCAAGGGGTGCGCGAGGCGGGCCGCGAGTACCGGACATTGAAACGGGAGGCGGCCCGCCTCCGTCGTGAGTATGAGCGCTCCAAAAAGCCGACCAAGCGGGCACGGCAGCAGGTGGAGCGCGCCGAGAAAGCCGCGCGCAAGGCTGGCCGCGCCTATCAGTCCCAGCGCGAGAAGTTGAAGGGGCTGGAGAAGCAGCTTGAAGCCGTGGGCGTGGACACCAGCGCGGCGGCGCAGGAAACGAACCGCCTTGGCCGCGAAATGGACCGCCTGCAAACGAAGTACAAGCGGATGCAGGACGTGCAGGAGCGTGCCGCCCGTCTCAAGAGCATGATTGGGACCACGGCCCGCTATACCGCTGTGGTTGGCGGGACCATCGGCGTCGCTGGCGCGGCCATGACCATGACGAACCAGCTCACGGCCAAGCAGACTGCGCTTGCCAAGTCCCTCAACGTCAGCGCCGACACCTTCGCCGCGTGGGGCGGCATTGCCAAGGAAGCCGGGTTCGAGGCCGACCACGTTGGCGACCTTATGGAGGAGATGAACAACAAGCTCGGCGAGTCCGCTGGGCTTGAGGAAATCACTCCTGTTAAGGAGTCCCTGCAAATCCTTGGCCTCGGCTTTGAGGATTTGCAGAATCTTGCGCCGGAGGAGCAGTTCCTGCGTCTTGCCGAAGCCATTAAGGGTGTGGACGACCACGCGCAGGCCGTGAGCGCCGCTGATATCCTGATGGGCGGCGAGGCGAATAAGTTCTTTGGTTATCTGCGCACCCGTGAGGAAAGCGTAGAGACGCTGCTTGCCCAGCAGCAGGCGTTGAACCAGCTTTCCGACGAGGGCCGCGCCGGGGCGGAGCAGTACAACCGCGCCTTTGGACGGCTGAGTACGGTGGTCGGCAGTACGGCGGGCGAGTTCGCGGGGCTGATCGGCGGCGCGCTTGCGCCGTTGGTGAACGGTATAGGCATCCGGATGGCGGCGTGGGTGCAGGACCTGCGCGACGGGTTGTTTGGCGTGGGCGATGCCGTGAGCATGGCCGGACGTGTGGCCGCGTGGGGGACGCTGACGGCGGCCATTGGCGGCGTGGCGTTTGTGGGCGCTAAGGCGGCGATGGGAATGGCGCGCCTTGGCCGTGGCATTGTCGGCACCGTGGGCGCGATGGGCAAGCTTGGCCGCGCGGCCAGCGGCAAGGGCGGCGGGCGCGGTGGAGCCATCCCCGTGCGCGTGGTGAACGGCGGTGGCGGTTATGGCTCCGATGATTTTGGCGGCTCGGGCAGCAAGGGTAAGGGGCGGCGCTCACGCCGTTTGGGCAAGCTGGGCAGGTTGGGAAAGCTTGGCAAGCTTGGACGCGTGGGGAAGCTCCTGCGCGGCGGCGGACGGCTCCTTGGAAAGTTCGCCAAGCCCCTCGGCGTGATGATGGCGGGCGCTGGCCTGTACAGCGCAGTGCGCTCCGGCGACAAGGAGGGCGTGGGCAAGAACCTTGGCAGCCTTGGCGGCTCCGCAGGGGGCGCGCTGGCCGGGGCCGCAATTGGTTCTGTGGTGCCGGTTGTCGGCACGGCTGTTGGTGGCCTGATCGGTGGGATCCTTGGCGGCTTTGGCGGCGAGGCGTTGGGCGGCAAAGTGGGCAGCATGCTGGCTGAGAAGGAGAAGAGCGCGGCCAGTGGTACGCGCGCCGCGTTGAACGTGCCGGAGTCCCTGCCCAAGGCGGGCGGTGCGGGCGTGGCTATGGAGGTCGGCGGCATCACCATCAATGCCGCGCCGGGGCAGGACGAGGAAGCCCTTGCGTCGGCGGTTATCCGGAAATTGAACGGCATGCAGCGCACCGCAAAGCGGCAGGCGCTGTATGATTGGTAGGCGATATGTCGGACATCATGATGAAGCTGGGGCGGTATGCCTTCGGACTGAATTCCGCCGCGTATGATCAGCTGCAGCGAAGCACCGCGTACCGCTGGGCCGCGCAGGAGCGGCACGGGCGCGAGGCGGCGCTTCAGTTCCTTGGGCCGGGTGAGGAATCCATCAGCCTGTCCGGCGTGGTGTATCCACATTTCCGGGGCGGACTGTCGCAAGTGGAGGACATGCGGCGCGAGGCGGGGCAGGGCAAGCCGCTGCTCTTGGTTGATGGCCTTGGCCGTATCCATGGCAGGTGGGTTGTGCTGAACGTGGACGAAACACGGGGCACCGCCTTTGCCGATGGCGTGCCGCGTAAGATCGAATTTACGTTGAAGCTCAAATACTACGGAGAGGCCGATGCTGTATCGCACCAAGGATGGTGACATGCTAGACGCCATTTGCCAGCGCCATTACGGGCGTACGGCGGGCGTGGTGGAATCGGTGCTTGAGGCGAATCCCGGCCTTGCTGATCTCGGCCCTGTGCTGGATGCTGGCGTGGTGATCGTCCTGCCGGAGTTGCCCGCGCCGGAGCCTGATGAAGGGGTGAGCCTGTGGGATTAGACCGCAAACTCTACGCGCCCGCCTTCCGCGTGGTGGCGAACGGGAGCGACATCACCAGCGCGATCCGCGAGCGGCTGGCGTCGCTCTCCATCACAGACGAGGCCGGGATGCAGTCCGACGCGCTGAGCATCACCCTTGCCGATACAGCGCCACACATCCGCCTTCCGGCCACGGGCGCGGAACTGCGTGTGTGGCTGGGGTACGGCGACCGCGCGCGGTATATGGGGCTGTATGTTGTGGATGGCCTCACCCTGTCTGGCCCACCGGGACAATTGGCCATCACGGCTAGCGGCGCACCGTTCGAGAAGAGCGGAACCTATTCGCAGCTCCAGACGCAGCGCACGCGCTCATGGACGCCGGGGACTGTGGGCGACGTGGTGCGGACCATAGCGGCGGAGCATGGCCTTGCCCCCGCCATTGCCGAAGACGTGGCGGGCGAGCCGCTGGGGCACCTCGACCAAATCGGGGAAAGCGACATGAATCTTCTTACACGCGTCGCCGCCGACATGGGCATGATCGCCAAGGCCAACGGCGGAGCGCTGGTGTTCGTGAAGAAGGGCGAAGGCAAAACCGCCAGCGGCAAGCCCCTGCACACCGTCACGCTAACGCCTGAGGATGTGACCAACTGGAGCGTGGATATCACCGAGCGCGCTGCCTATCGCCGCGTCATAGCAACATGGCGCGACAAGGACGCCGCGCAGGACGTGGACGAAACCGTGGGCGAAGGCGAACCAGCCTTCCGCATACGCCACACCTACCCTTCCCGAAAGGCCGCAACCAAGGCCGCCCGTGCCAAGCTGGAAGCCTTTCAGAAAGGCAAGCAAACGGTAAGCCTAACACTCCCCGGAAGGCCAGACCTGCAGGCAGAGTGTAAAATGGAACTGAGAGGCTTCCGCCACGGCATAGCCGGAACGTGGAGCGCCACCAAGGCCGTGCATCGACTCGGTGGCGCTGGGTTTGTGTCGGAGGTGGAGGGGGAAGTTTGTGCGTAA